TACTTCCTGCACTTGATGCAGTCCAATCTATTATTTGATTAGAAGCTAATGCTTCTTGTTTAGCATCCCAATAATCAGATTTATTTGTGCTACCCATATAAAACGCACTAGAACCTTCAATTTTAATATTAGCATTAGTATACCATGAATTACTAGGTTCATCATATATCCATTGAATGGGAACTCCAGCTTGCGAGGCATATGTACCTAATTCTATTCCAGCACCATTTAATGAATTTAAAAAATAATCATTAGAAGCTAAAACTAATACAGGAGGAGCAGATTCAAAGTTTTCTGTCTTATCCCTTAAATACAAGTCTCCATCTATAGAAACAGACTTAGCAAAAGTAGTTATACCTGGGAAAGTTATACCTTCAGTTGCAGAACCTATTGTAACACTATATTCTCCTCCAAAAAAAGTCCCTCCAGGATGTCCTGCTAAAGCATCAAATACTGATGCCGTAGTAACACCATTAACAACAACCCAACTGCCATCTTGTTGTAAAAATCTACCTTCAGGATTTGTAAGGCTTCCATGAGGAACGAATCCAGCCTCATATCTATTCATCCCTGAATTCTCTACTGTTCCGTAAATATGATCAATCATTCCAGCATTACCAAGGTCAGTTAATAATTCTGCAGTATTTCTTCCTTCCATTCCTGTTGGGCCATATAATGCATATTCACCTTGATTAGGAATATAGCTTTCAGTACTAGTTTTAACCCTTAGCGTATCACCATCTTGATATGCTCCTATAGTTGGACCATAATTAAAGTCTATAACTGCTTCAGAATTTAAAAATAAGGATGAATCGGTAACACCAGTTCCTCCTTTTGCAACAGATAGGACTTCACCATCTTTTAAGTCAGTAGCAGTTGCAGAATTACCAGATATGCTTAAATTAGCATTCCCCATTCCTCTGTCTGTCCAACCATCCCATAGAATTTTTTTCCAAAATGCTTCAAACTCTCCATTGCCATCTGGGTCTGTGCCTGTTGCAACATATAAAGAGGCTAATGAATTAGGAAGGTCAGATACACTAATAATAGCCCCAGCATTATAACCACCAATACTAGGAAGACTAGATTTTTTTTCTATATCCAGTACATTAATATTATAACCTTCAGTTCCAAAGGTAACTATATCTACATCATTATATTTATATTTTAAGTCTTGTGTAGAAGAGTCTATAGAAACTTTCCATCCAGCTCCTATATTCCAAAGAAATGAGTTTTGATCAGATAGATTTTTCCATAAGGAAAATGAAGGTGTCTCTATTACCTCTGTAACTAATCCAGTAGTAAAAGTTGATACAGTGTTTATATCTTTTCTTACAAATGCCATATATTTCCTTAATATTCATGTGGGACTATTTGACCGCCACTAGTATGCTGTGTTCTGGCATATTTTTTAGCTTCTCTTACTAATAGTAAGTATTGTTGGTCAAAGTATTGCGCTAATTGTAAGTTAAACTTCTCTCCAGGTATTTTGTATAGTTCAGATATAACCTTATAAGCTAATGCCTCATGGAATTGAGAAGGTATTTCTGATGATTTTTTAATATCTGTTGTAAATGCAGTAGGTTTAGCACTATAACTTACAAGTATTTTTTTACCTGCTGACGTGCTAGTAGGAGATTGCCATTTTGGATCAGTATTTTCGTCAATTGCGTATGTAGTTTTCTTTTCTACTATCGCAATTCTTTCTCCTTCAATATACCAAAAATATGTATCCCTATTACTTGTTGTAGCCATTATGTTAAATCTCCTTCTAATGGTTTAACTAACAATCTTTTAATTCTAATATTGTCTACTTCTACAGACTTTATATCAAGCATGCCTGGGTCTAAGTCATACATTCTTTTATCTGCTACCAAAGTATCTTCAGCTGTTGCATATAATATTTTTGTTTTAGCACCAAAATCATCTTGCGCTCTATTCAATGCTTTTCGTATTAAAGTTTCGCCTACTTCTCCATGATGCTGCTGTATCATTTCTATTAATTCTTTTTGAGTCATTTATTTATTCTCTTCCTCTCTTTGGTAATTTTGAACAATCTGACCTATAATTCCACCAAGAGTATTATGTAAATCTTTTACTAAATTATATACTTCTGAATCTTCATCTTGAGTTGCTAATGTACCTAATTTATGTTCAAGTACCTTTAAAGCAATTCTATGCATAATAAGTTCATAAGCTTCTTTATCTATGCCAACTATATCTTCTTGAAAATCCCAACAAAGAGCCCATCCTGTTGTTACACTGACTGTGCTTGGGTCTTTAACATTATCAGAACCACCATTGTCTGAACTATGAGCTTCTATACAATACCAATTTTTACTGCCAGCAGAAACTATATCTCCTACAACATATTGTTCTCCATCTGCCCAAGCTGTTGCACTTGTTTCCGTAGGATAGAAAACCTGCCTTTGATAACTAAATATCTGCAAAGCACTACCATTGCTTGTAGCCAAATATTGAGCATCTGTACTTCCTGATGCTGAAGGGGCACAATTTAAATATGGAACAGAGCTAACATTTTCTATCCAATATACTGGACTTAATGCAGTCGCATAATATATACTGCTAGAATCTTTAGCTCTGTAAGATTGTTCAAATCCTATTTCTTTAGCAGGTCGTGTAATATATTTGTATTCAGTAATAGTTTCCCCATCCAAAGTATAGTCTGATTCTGTCCTAAGTACGTTTAAGATTAGTTTATCTTTTACATTTACAGGACTTGCTTGAGTGTTTTGATAAGTAGGAACACCAGAATCAAGAGGTATATTCTCTGGATCTACAGGCTCTGTAGCTGTAGCAGATAAAAATCTTCTAGGCAAAGAAGATACCATATCCCATACAGCATCTTCAAATATGATTTCTGCATTAGGAATAGCATCTAAATAAGTTGAATTATTCTCGCCTAATATTTGTAATACTCTTGATTTTAATGTAGCCATTTAATTTCCTTTTTATGATAACCCCCTGCAAGCACAGGGGGCATCACATAGTTAACTAACTAATATTATCCGCCAGTAACGAAATCAATAGTAGCGTGACATTCAGGTAACATTACCTCTAGTCCTGCTTCTGTTATGATTTGGTCTTTTCTACCGTCAATATCATTCTCTTGAACATTAGTTTCAACGAAAGTATCTCTTGATATTCCATTTCCACTTAAAGGTCTGTATGCAACTTTACCTAAGTCAATACATACAGCTTTATTTTCCATGTCACCTCTCATCAATGGATGTGCTACGAAATTCATAGAACCCCATGATGTAGAGATAGATGTGATATCGATAGGCATAAAGCTAGACTTCTTAACATCTAGATTAGCACTAAATACAGTAGATAATGGATTACTAGTCCCTAAAGAGTTAGCAACGAATCCATCACTGCCTAGTTTATGTAAGTGATTGATAACTTTTCTAGAAGTTAGACATAGTTTAGAACCACTATTTCCACCTTCCCAATTCATAAAGTCATCCATTACATCAACTATACCATCGTATGTAAAACCAGCATTAACGTCATACCCTGAACCTCCAGGAGTTGTTCCATCAAAGTCTAGTTCATACTTTTTACCACCATTATTTTCTAAGAATGGTATCATTCCCCAAGATGTTCTTGCATCAGCACTATTATATTTACCATAGCCAAATAAGAATGCTTGTTCAAGATCCATTTTGTGAGATTTTAAGTGTTCGCTATAAATACGCTTCCACTCATTAGCATAGCCTCTATATTTAGTTGCCATCATTGATCCAGACATTAATGGTACTGAAGTTTTGAATATCTGTGTGTAGAATTCTACTGCACTTAATTCATCTCTCCAACCATCTGGAGCACCTGAAGCCTCATCCCATTGAGAACCAATCACTTGACCTTCTTTATCCCAAGCAGTGGTTGCATAATCATTACCTGCTGCAGCATTTGTGCTTACAATAGTTACATTTGCAATAGGAATAGTACAATATCCCACGGCTGTACCAGCTAATGCTTTAGTAGATACTGTTGCTGCATCCGCACCATCATAGGTGAAGTAATTAGGATCTGCTGTAAGTTTTACAGCTACGCCATTAAATCTTAACACTTGATTCTTTGTTAAGAAAATTGGAGCATATCCTACGAAGCTAGCTTCATCTGCTTTAACTGATGATTTTGTAACTTTACCTTTATTGTCATAATCAACATATATAAGGAAGTGAGTCATATTAGAACCTGATGGGTCAGCTAAACCTGTAATATTAGCATCGTCACCACCTGTTACTGCATAGGCCTCAACTTTAAAGTTACGTCTTTGCCATTGGTTACGATATTCCAATGGTTTCCATATTGTTTCGTCTGTAGGCTTTTTCCCTAGTTTAGATAGATAAGAGAAGAAAATTGATGTTTCTGGAGCTAAAGCAGCGACCTTGTCACCAATTCCAAACGTTCGTCTTATATTATCTACACTTTGACCACCAAAAGCACCCGAAGGGGTAGTGGTTAGGAGTTCGCCTGCGCTATAATCTGCCATTTCTAAATCCTCCTAGATTTATAATACGTTTTTGTTGTTATTGTCATTGATCAACAAATCCATGAAATCTTGTTTAGGAGCCCCCGTTTGAGGCGCAGCTGTTTCAACTCCCATAGAAGTTGGTACAGACTGAGCTCTTTTGATTTGATTAAAATCAGAACTAGGTTGAGCAGGAGGTGTATTAGCAGGAGGAGGTGTTCCTCTAAACTGAGATGCAGGTGGCGTATTACCGCTACCTTTTTTATATTGGTAATAACCAACTAAATCATCCATATTCAACGATTTTGGATCACTCATTGTGTTAATAAAGTCATCTAAATCATTTCCTTCTAAATGATACCTTCTGTTTACAAATTGTCTAATTTGAACCATTTCATTTTGCTCTGCCTCGTGTTGCTTACGTTGAGCTTCACGCTTTTCCAATTCCCCGAATTTGGTTGCGTACTCTTCACGCAATTGAGCAATTTGATATTGACTTGATAAACCTTGATAAGTTTGCATGTCATCTCTCCATTGCTCGTGTTTTTGCACATATTGAGCACTTTCACTAGACGGATCATTGATAGCCTCATCTCTGTTAAACCCTAGAGGAGGTTCAGGCCTTTCTGGTGGTGGAGGAAATTCTTCACCTCCCTCTTTCCCTGATTCTTCTGCATGTTGAGCACTATCTACTTGCTTAACAGCCTCTGGATTATTCCTAAGATAATCTACCATAGGAGCATATTGTTCCATCTCCTTTACTTGATTTTCTAGTTTTGCAGCTTTAGACTGCCAATACTGATAACGCACTTGATCATTGTCTTGTGGAACTTCATTATTTGTAAAATCAGGAGCAGGTTGCTCAACTTGTTGTTGAGGTTGCTCAGGGGTAACCTGTTCAGGTGCCTGTGGCTGACTATTCTCTACAGGAAGTCCAAGTCCTTCTGCAAATGATTTATTTTGCGCTTCAGTTTGTGCCATGTTTTGAGTATCCTGAATTATATCTTTCTCAAAATCAGGAGTCGCGTCTTGGCTTTGATTGTTTTCATTAGCTTCCATTGCTATTCTATTTCCTCTCTTTTGACTGCTTCTTTGATGCGGAAGAAGGTGAGTCGGCTTTTTCTTTTATTGCATCACGTGCTTCATTAGACAGTGAAGAAAGATTATCATCTAATCGTTTTTCAAACAGAGTTCCAGCCATTTTAGCTTTATTCTTAGTTTGATCTAAATCAGATTTAAATTTCTCTACTTCTACCTTCTGCTTCAAGTGAACATTTTCTCTAGTAAGTGTTTGCATATCGCCATTAACTTTCTTGAGATTCTCTGTAAGAGCTTTAACTTGTTGTTGAAGTTTTCCGATAATGTCTGTCCTTTCAAGAACGCCCTCCATATCGAAGACCTCTGTCTTCTTAAGTACTTCTTGTCTATCAATGATACCTTTACCATATGCATCCATATAAAATTCGAGTTCCGCATATCTATTACTTGGAAGTGTCGAACCAGAAACATATACTACATCGTATTTACCGACAGTTATATCATTGAAAATCTTTATTTCATTAGTTTTGTTATCATATAATTTTTTATTTACAGCATATTCGCTTAATGAGTTGTTTGCATTTACAACTCTAAATACTTTTTCTTCTCTATATAGTTCTTGCATTAATTGAATTGCAACTTTTCCTAGTTTAGTTAGACTACCTTCAATGTCTGCTAATTTAGATTTAATCTTTCTTTGCCCAAATTCGTCTAAAGATATGGTTGCTTTATATGTTTGCGGGGCAGCTTGAGAATTACCCATCATCATCTCGTAGAGTCCAAGTTGGTGATCTATGTCGTTTTTTGCAGTCTGTTCATTAGAATACAACTCGTTAGGTAGTGGTGTTGGACTGGCAACTACTGGCTGCCCCAAATCAAAATCAACTTCAATTCCGACTCCTGGTTGAGCCCATTTTTGTTCAAATTCTTGCATATCAACAGAACCTGATGGCACTAACACCTTCATATTAGTGGAAGTTGTAGCATGTGCTATAATAAGAGACCTAGTCTTATTAATATAATCTTGTAATCCTTTAACCATTCTAACATCGGATATAGGATATGGAGTTCTAGTATGTAAATTTACTATTGGAACTATAGGATATAAGCTTGTAGGCAATACCCTTGAATATAAATAAGTCTCCCCTATAACTACACATTGCTTTATTTTTTTAACCTGAATAGGGACCGCTTCAATCATACCTTTTTGAATTAGTTC